GTGCTGCCCTCATTGCAAACAGGAAAAAATAAAGCTTGTCTACGGCGCAAAAATTGTAGACAGAAAAGGTGCTGTAAAATGGGCGTTTAGATGCTCATCGTGCTATGGCACTATTTGGCTAAAGTAAAGCGAAAGGAAGTCGGTTTAATGCAGAATAAGGATTGGAGCTATCTGCTAGGGCAGAAAATAGGTATGCTGACAGTGCTTGAAATATATCCGCCAGGCGTTATCAGCATCAGGCCTAAAAAGAAGGTTTCTGTTGCAAAATGCCTTTGCGAATGTGGCACTGAATGTTACAGAGATGTATCTAACCTAGCCCGGCGGCAAGGAATGAGCTGTGGAGGCAAGGAGTGCAAGCACAAAATCATGAGCCTTGCGCAAATAAGAAGGCAGGAAACTAACAAAAGCAAGGCTAAAGCTCAGAAGCCTGCCGAGAAATTTTTAAAAGATGAAGAGCCGATAATCACAAAAAAGCTGAAAAACAAATATGTCTGCCCTTTTCCATTTCCTGGCTGCGTTAGGAGCGAGGTTTGCCACGTATGCTGTTGGGAATGCGATAAGGAATGTAAGCAATGCAGTAACAATCCGCAGCTATGCGGAGCAAGGAGATTAAAATGAGAAGTGTTAAGGAGATTTTAGCAAATGAAAAGTTTCAAGCCGACAAGAAAAATGATTTTACTTTTGAAGGCTTAGTATTGACAGGCTTCCTGCATCTGCCGGGAATCAAAAAGAGCTTGCAGTGTGTTGTAGGCGTTGAGCCTGATCAGGACGGCAACCAATGGGAGCACGTGAGCGTAAAATTTTGCGGCACGACGAATAAAACACCGTCATGGGAGGTTATGTGCCAGGTTAAAGACGTGTTCTGGCTGCCGAAAGAAGAAGTACATCAGATTCACCCAAAAGAAAGCGAGTATTTACACGGCGTAGGCAGGATATACGATATTTTGCATCTGTATCGTCCTGTAGGTGGCTGGAAACAGAATCCAAACAGAGGTAATGCAAATGAGTAAATTGCTAAATGTAATCATCGACATGATCACGGTTATACTAATCATCGGCATACCTGCTATGTTTGGTGCTCTGTTAGGTGCTGCGATTGGGTGGTTAATATGGCTATGGTAAAGCGAAGACAGCAGAAGCTAAAATATTATCGTTACTGCTTGCGTAAAGCACGTGAGCTGATGCGTAGCGAGTTAAGAAAGTGTGAAGTTTTGGCAGGGAGGATAAAAAAATGACAACAAAAAGAGATTTAGACGGCATTTATTTTAGAGTTAAACGTGGCAAGTATTGGGAAAGCATCTGCTTTAGTGATTTGTCCGACGAAGAAATGGAAAAGGTGCTTGAAGGGCATAGCGTAGAGTGGCTGAAGAAAACGTGCAAAATCCTGGGAAGAACCATTAAGCGTATCGGTGATGAGCAAGACATTGTCGGCTGGCAAAAGGATGAGGAGGAAGAGTAATGACTCCAGAACGTAAACAATGGTGGGATAGCCTGCCGCGACGTGAAAAGATGTTGCGTGAACAAATTTGGGAGACTAAAGGGACAATCTCGAAGTCGAAGTTTGCGCTTCGACGTGGCCGTTTGACGGATGACGACAAAAAATGGGTTATCTCCCGAATAAAAAAGGAAAAGGTTGTATTAACAGCTTTAAAGCATGAGCTTGACTGTACAACAGCAGCGACGTTTACAGGAAGCTATGAAGGGGCGGTAGCGATTTATCGCTGCGAAAAGTGCGGCGGCACGTTTGAAAATTTTGCGCAGTCGAACTGCTGCTGGTGCGGCAGAAAGATTAAGAGGTGGAGATAATGAAAATTACACAGGAAAAATTAAAGGAAATACTTGCGAGCCATGGTAAATGGCTACGAGGTGAGGATGGCGGGGAAAAAGCAGACCTCAGCAATGTAGACCTTAGCTGCATTAATTTCTGCTACACAAATTTAAGAGAAGTTAACCTCACTTGCACAAACCTATGCGGCGCAAGTTTCCACGCTGCTAACCTTAGCAATGCAGACCTCCGCTTTACAGACCTCCGTTGCGCAGACCTCAGTTTCGCAGACCTTCGCTGTGCAAACCTCCGCGGTGCAAACCTCAGTGACACAAAATTCTGTGGCGTAAACCTCAGTGGTACAAAACTCAATAAAACCTATTATCAAATTGTCCGCATAGGTAGTAGGGACGCAACTACCACCTATTGTGTGGAAGATGATAAAGTTGTTTGTGGCTGTTGGAACAACTACAAAGGTGGCACGTTAGAAGAGTTTAAAAAACGTGTAGAAAGTGTATACGGTGAAGAAGGCAAAACGCCTAATAAAAAATATTACACTCAGTACATGGCTGCCATTGAGTTTTTTGAGAAAATGGCAAAGTTAGCAAAAATGGAGGAAGGGTAATGAGTTTTCAATATGAGCTAACGCTTTTTTGCGATGGGTGTGGTGATTTCTTTGAACCGACAGGAGTTATGCGCAGACGAGACTTGCCGTCTGAAAAATCTATAATTAAAGCACAAACAGATTGGAAATTTATTAAGGATAAACAATTAGGCTATAAAGCTTATTGCCCTAAATGCCAAGAAAAAATGAAGAAGGAGAGAAAACCATGACCGTTAAAGAACTTTACGAATGGGCAAAAGCCCGAAACGCAGAAGATATGACATTGCACGTAGATACATGGAATGAGCTTTTCAATGAGTTGGTTGTAGAAAGCAATTTGGCAATCGTCAAATTAAACGGCAGTACCACGGCGGTGGTTATTAGGAAATAAAGGGGTGAGAACTGATGAAAAAATATATTGTTACCGGTAAAGTAACAGCGTTTATATCAGTAGAACTAGAAGCAGAAAACAAAAAAGAAGCCATTGAAAAAGCTTACGAAGAGTGTTCTGGACCTATGAGTTTTGTCGGCAATGGTGGATGCAACAAATTAATTGGAGTATGCAATACAGACAATGCCGACGTTAGTATTGAATGTGATGATGAAGTTGAATATACGGATGTTGAAGAAATTGAATAAATAAGGAGCAATAACATGGCGAACCACGATAAGCCTACTGAAAAACAATTAAATTTTATCGACATAATAAAAAGTTACGTCAAAGATGATTTTCATGGCAGTACAAAAGCTGAAGCGTCTATATGGATTAATGCTCACATTAAAGAGTTCCGGAAAAATCAAGAGCTTGAAGCAAAAGATATTGATGAGATGATTGCAGCAATGCTTGAAAGTAGATAATGATTAAAGGAGTGATAACATGGCTAAAATTAAAAATGTAAATTGCGGATGTTCGGCGGCGTGCCGTACATGGTTCTGCTGCCAATATTGCGATTTAAAGAAATCTTGCAAAAATCCTTGTGAAAACGCTTTTAATACAAAGCTCTGCGAACACTTTGAAAAGAGAGAGGATGAATAACATGGCTAAAAATCTAATACCGCAAATAGCCCACATGTTGGGCGTGGAGCTGGGTGAAGAATTTAAAATCAAAGGCGATAACGAAACCTATAGATTTACTAATGATGGGTTAGTTTTGAATCAAATGGATGGTTTTGGCTTAGAATCAACCGTGGCTGCTAAGGCAAAACTTGATAGCTTACTTAATGGTAAGGACGAAATCGTTAAATTGCCATGGCAGCCGAAGGAAGGTGAATCTTTCTACACTTTTACTGCGGCATATGGAGAATGGTCTGTTAGCCTAGATATGTGGGCAGAAGAACCTTGCAACTATGCCCTATTAGATAAAGGCTGGATATACCGTACAAAAAAAGAAGCCATAGCTGCCTTGCCAGCTGTGCTTAAAGAGTTAAGAGAAAGAAGAAAATCATAGGAGGCGTAAAAATGGCTAAAAACTTAATCCCCGAAATCGCTAAGATGCTCGGCGTGGAGCTGGGAGAAGAATTTAAAATTAAGGGTTATGACGGATTGACTTATAAGCTTACCGATAATGGGCTAGAATTAACTACTGTTGATGGTCAGAAAACGAAATGGTTCGACAACGGAGCATTAAACAGCTTGCTGAAAGGCAAAATGGAAATCGTCAAACTTCCGTGGAAGCCGAAGAAAGGCGAAACTTATTATACCTTTGAGCTTTTGGGCGGCAAGTGGATTGTTCACCTGTTGTGGTGGACTGGCTCCCCAAATGGGTATGCCTTACTTGAAAAAGGCTGGGTATACCGTACCCAGAAAGAAGCAGAAGCCGCCTTGCCTGCCGTTGCTGCTGAATTAGGAGTGGAGTATAAGCTGTAGGAGGCTTTAAATGAATTATGGCGATAAACATACCGAGGATAGTCTTGTGTCACGTCTGGGGCGTTTATATGGTATCGAACGTGGATTGGATTGCGGCCCGAATATCATAATGGACAGATATTGGAAGATAGGGGAACGACAAGACCCATACTCGGGGTGCTATGAAGCAGATTTTCTTTACATCGTTAAAAGTTCTTATCTTTATGAAGTTGAGATTAAAATTAGTTTTGCTGATTTTAGAGCAGACCAAAAGAAAGATAAATACCATGACCACCCAGATGTTAGAGGCTTTTACTATTTCGTTCCGCAAGAGCTTTACAGCAAGTATAAAAACGAAATTAAGACTACGTGCAAGGAAAAAGGTGCAGGCTTAATTGTAGATGGTTATCCAATCACAACGGTTTTAAAGCCTAAAGTGCGTAAAGAAGTTAAACCGCTGACCGATAACGGGTATATACATTACCTGCGACTGTTCGCCAAAAAGTGGGTGAGAGAAAGGGAGGGAAAATAATGACGGTTATAGATTTTTACCAGTGGGCGGAAGAAAACAATTGCGCTGATTATGACATTTCGGTTGAGTGCTACGATGAAGATGGTGATGTATCTGAAACATGGCTTGCTGATACATGGATGTTGAAAGCGCGTCGCAATAGCGGCGAGATACTGATTAAATGCGCTGAATAGAGCTTTACAAGAGAAAAGTGTAACATGTTGCAAAAATCTCTTGTAAGGTGTGGGCATTGAGAGGTGGTGATATAGCATGAAATGCAAAGCATATATTTTTGCGAACGCCGCAGACTATGACACTGACGATTTATCAGAACAGGTTACGTTTGCAGAAACACCGGGCAAAGCAAAACAAGATTTTAGTATGGAAAACGGAATCCATTACAAGGACATCAGAGTGCGGCGTATTCCTTGGGCAGATACATACGGTGATGTTGATAGTATTCCTGTTGAGGAATGGTTAAACCACGGTTGGTATTTTATTTGCAATACCTGCGGCGCAAAGATAGAAGATGTAGCAGACTTCCACGTCAACAGCAGAGGGTACTGCTGCAAGAAATGTTTTAATGAGTGGGTAGAAAGTGGAATGAAAAACCGCAACAGGTTGCAAAATCTCTTGTAGCTGTTGCAAAAAAACGCAACAACTCCCTTGAAAAAGTTGTAGCTGGGGACAAAAAGTCCCTTGAAAAAAGGAGGCAATTATGAAAAGAACCATTGGCAATAAGCTAAACGACTACAAACATTTGAAACCGCCCGGAAGTGAATTCTTGCCACGCTTAGTAATGATTAGACGTGCCGTAAATGTTGTTTTTAGAAGAAATAGATATGCGTGGCTCAGTTTAAAAAAATTGTTTGTGCAAAGAATGAAAGCAAAGCACCCGGAAGCCGTCAAAAAATGGCCGAAAAATCGTAGACAGTAAGGAGGCAAAAATGCTGATTAAGATTAGGAACGATAGATACGTCAACCCTGAAAAAATAGATTCGTTGGTAGTCCTTGAACGTGCAAATGGGTATGACGTTTTCATTAACATGAGCTACAATGGCGTTTATCCTGCGTCAACAGGGTATAAAACATTTGAGGAAGCTGAACAGGCTATGGAGAAGCTGGCAGAGAAAATCAATAACACTAAATAGCCCCGGGGCGCGGCGGCTGGGTTGCCGAATGGCAGTAAGCGTTGCGAGAATTCCCACGCCGCCGCTTTTTATAAAGGAGTGATACAAAATGAGTAGGTTAGATGCTAAACCAGTAGATGAATTGCAGCAGAAACGCATAAACAATATCGTGCGTGCTGCTGAACATCTTGAAGAAGTCATTAAGCAGAATTGCCCTAAAGAGTATGAAAGGGAAATAGCCTTGCGAAAGCTTAAAGAAGTGGCTATGTGGGCAAATATAGCAATCGCTTATGGGCTGCAGCAATGATTGATAAGGAGTGATAGCGATTGAAAATATTAAAATTCTCACCAATTAAGCGTGAGCAGGGCAGAAATACTTGCCATTGCTATAAAGAAACAGACATCTATGGTGGCAGTAAAAAGCCTATCAGTTTTACAGTCGACCCGGATACCAAAATCTGCTTCTGCAATCACTGCGGCAACATGGTTGAACCTATCGTTGTATTGGAGCTGATGTGTAACGATTGGCAAGCAATAGCAAAGGACTATGACAGAGCTAGGAAACAGACATTAAGATGCTACGAGATTGGCACGAAGTTTCGACCTTATAAGCGTGTGCTAAAGATGTTGCAGGAACATATGGGGCGTAAGAATGATATGATGCCGATATGTCCGCATTGCCGGGAGAAAATAGATTTGGAGAAGTTAGCTAATGGCGTTTGGGTAAGAAAGGTTAAAAAATGATGATTGATTACAAGAAAGCCGAACAGGCGAAAGAGCTGCTACAAGAATGCGGAGCATCTTTTATAATTGCCTATAATAACAGCAATAACGATGATGTTGTTTGTGCATCAGGCAATTACATTATCCTTAAAAGCTTGATCATTGGTACGATGGCGCAGGCAGCATTAGGTGTACGTGGCAAATATGGTGAAGAAATGGCTATGCAAGAATTAATGAGCATGATGACAGAAGCGGCGAAATTAGTTCATTACAATAAGGAGCAAAAAAATGAAACGTGAAAAATTAATTGTCCTGCTGTTTGCATTCAGATATGCAGTACATCGTTTAGGTACACAGGCGTTAGTAGACATTGAAAACGAGCTTATCGCCAATATGGAAAAATTCCCGGATTGGATGTTACAGCAAATGCAAATTTCGCTTGAAAGCAATTTTGAGTATATGCAATACAAACTAGAGGAAACCGGAAGAATCGCTTTAGACGATGATTGCCGCTTTCAAAAGCCGCTGCTTGATGCAGTAAAAGCACAAAGAGCAAAGTTAGCAGAGATTGCCAGAGGTACAACCAATGGAAATATGCTTAGTTGATATTGTCAGTTGCACACTGCTTGACGTAGCTGTTATGTGTGTAGCTTTATGGATGTTAAACAGGGAGTGGTAATTTGAAATATTTACATCTTGTTGCAAGTATTTGTATGGAAATTCTTGCTATTATGGGTACTATTGGAATTCTGGTTATAATCTGGAGAGATATTTTAGGAGGTTTTTAAGATGATTAAATTTTTACCGACGATTGACGCACCAGCGAACACGAAGCTTCCGCAACGTAGCACACAGTTTTCTGCTGGCTATGATTTTTACGCACCGACAGATATTTTTGTTCCAGCTGGCGGTGAAAGCGTACTTATTCCGCTGAACATCAAAGCTATTATGCCTGGCGATATGGTTCTAATGCTGTTCATCCGCAGCAGTCTTGCGGTTAAGTTCAATTTGTCGCTAGTTAACAGCGTAGGCATTATTGATAGCGATTATGCTAACAATCAGGACAATGACGGCAATATTGGCGTTAAATTCAGAAACAACGGCAGCGAAACCATCATCATCAGAGAAGGTGAACGCTGTGCACAGGGAATCTTCGTCCGTTACTGCGTAACCTCGGACGATGAAGCAAGTGCTGTTCGTGGTGGCGGTTATGGCTCAACAGGACGCTAAGCTTTATCTTATTAGCTGGCGCAGTTTATTTTCAGGCGAGGTTGATTTTCACGACAGAGTGTTAGCTTCTTCGCCTGAAGAAGCTATAAAGATAGCTACTGAGGGAGATTTTTCAGAATTTCTTGAGCTGTACGACCCGGAAGTAGAAGAAATGTAGGGAGTGTATAAAATGCCAAAAAGAGAAAAAAGCATTGAAGAACAAATTAAAGAAGAAACAGCTATGCTTATAGACAGTTTTTTGCGGTGGGAACATATCCGGACCTATGGATGCCAAGACCCTTTTTATCCTGACGGCGAAAACATGAATTTAATAAGGAATCATATAATTTACGGAAAGAGCAGACTTGAAGAGCTGTGCACTGATATTCCTTTGCCAGCGCAATATTATATGCCTACACCTGAGGAAGTTGACGCAAACTATATGGCTGCCAACGGAAAGTATTACGATTACCGGATAAAGAAGTTCGCAGGATCATATCCCGGCATTACCACTAAAACACCGAATGATATAAGCAACCAACAAGAATTATTTTAGAGGTGCTACATGAAAACACCATGCAGAGGATGCACAGAAAGAAAAATAGGCTGCCACGCTACTTGTAATGCTTTTAGCGAATGGAAAATCCAGCAGTGTAAAATACTGAAAGCCATGTATCTTGAAACGCTTTCACCTACAGCTGGAGCAGTTGCCAGACACGAAAAATGGATAAAGGAGCATAAATAATGAGTGCGTTTAAATCTCCATTTAGTTTTATCGGATTAAAAGATGATAAATACGTTATTGTCAAAGAAGCACCGAAGAATTCAAAAGATAGCTTTACAATGCCGCTTCCTAAGGATAACGTAAATCATCCGAAACACTACACCAAAGGCGGTATTGAGTGTATAGATGCCCTAAAGGCTGCTACCGTGGGCAAAACAGGCATTGAAGCTGTCTGCGTTGCCAACATCATCAAATATTTATGGCGTTACGAAGAAAAAAACGGCTTAGAAGATTGCCTAAAAGCAAAGTGGTATCTTGAACGCCTTATCAAAGAGCTTAAATAACAGAAGGGAGTAAGCGCATGGAAGATATGACTGTAAATGAAAATCAAAGCACGATAACCGTTCCGCTGGCGTATTTCGAAGAACTTATCGAACGTGTGGCAGAGCAGACCGCCAAAAAGACCTCTAAAAAGCTGTGTGATGATCTGTATAGCAAAGAAGCACAGCGGAGGGATTTCGACAAGCGGCTGTATAATGTGCGCTTGCTGCTAAAGAATTACAGAAGCCTTCAGGAACACGCTGCGTTAAAGACCAGCGAGATTGTCAATATCGACGATGAGCAGATTTCAGCTATCGAGATTCTTGATTCGTTCCAAAACCTGAAAAGCATGGGAGCTAATGAGCTGAAGCTTGAAAGCATCATAAGCTCAACGATGCGAACGAAGGTGCTAATAAATTACATGGATGACATGATAGCACTTTACAAGCAGACTAGGTATAACAGCGGCAAGCAGGAAGATTTGCGCCGGGCAGATGTGCTTGACGTGCTGTTCCTTAAACCTTGTCCGCCGGAAGCGTATGTCACCGATATAGTAGCAAGCCTTGCACAAAAATGGTCGGTAAGCGAAAGGCAGATATGGCGTGATACAAACGATGCTGTCGAGCAGTTAACAGCTTTGTTGTTTGGCGTGGATGGCGTAAACCTGCTGGAGGATAAAAAGCGCAGAAGGGCAGCTCGCCTTGCTGAAGAAAAAAATATTGAAGAACAGTAAGAAAAACTCACCTTTTATAAAGAAAATTCTTTACAAAAGGTGAGTTTTATAGTATAATATAAGTGTAGGGAAGATAGAGCGACCTACAAGAAAGGAAGTCGTAAAAATGGATAAAAAAATGGTTAACATTGTTAAAAGAATTCAAGAAATTGAAGCAAAAGCTAACAAAGGAACTGCAAGCAAGGAAGAAATGATAGAGCTTGTTGCTCTTGATGAAAACTTAGAAGCATATGCTCATGAAAACAACATGGGATATTTCGAATGCTTGGTAAAATTTCGTGAAGAATTAAGAAAGGAGAATTAAACAATGACACAAGAAAAAATAACATTAGCATTAAGAGAAGCACTGCTAGATTGGTTCGATCTTAAAAAAATTGCAGAAAAATTTCCTAAAAGTAGCGTTGCTAGAAATAAAGCACAACGAAAATTGAATGAAGTTCAAGAGCTTGAAAAGATGCTCAAAGAAATCACAGAAGCTAAATAAAAGCTGATGACAAGGGCGATAGCCCTTGTAAAGCTGGCAGGCAGACAGTTCAAACCCTGTGCCTAAAGCTTAAACTTTAAGGAGGACTTAAAAATGAATTATCAAGAAAAACAAGAAATGAAAAAGCTTGCCTGTAAATGTCTGGAAAAATACTTCGGCTTTGCTCCGGCGATGAAACAGATTGTTCTGCTTGAAAGTGCAAGCAATGGATATACAGTTGATTATCTTCTGTTCAGCATCGGTTATAACGGAAGAGAATTTCAGCTCAGAAGAACCTGTTCCTGGGGTAAAGACACTGTGGAATATAAATATTGCCGCTACGATGTTACCATGATTGAACAATAGAAAGGAGTCGAACAACATGAAATTAACTATTAACCAATGGAATAAGTTACTGGAGTTAGCAGAACGTGATTATTGCGAGAAAAAGAAAACTTACGATGAAGGACGTAAGCTTTGGGCATCACTAGGACATGATGACTGGGAGATTAACGAAAAATATTTGCTCGTTGAAAAAGAGCGTAAGCAAGCAGCATATGATCTGTTGCAAGCGTTAAAGACTCAAACAATTTAAGGAGGAAAAACCAATGAAAGAACCTAAAGACATGACTAACGAAGAATTAAAGCAGGAAAACGCTAGGCTGATTAAGATTTACAACAGCTCGTGCGACCCATGGCATCATCAATGCTTGAATGAGCACTTTGAAGAGCTGGAAGAAATTGCAGCGGAAAGAGGTATAGAGCTTTAAAAGCTGATGACAGGAGCTTAAGCTCCTGTAAAGCTACCGGGCAGAAGGTTCAAAGTCCTTGCCAATAGCTTTAGAAAGGAAGTCGATTTTATGAACTATGCAATTTTACTGAAAACTGTGGTTGATGCCAATGGCAAAACCAATTCTGTGGAGAAAGTACCATACGAGGGAGCTATCACGCTTAAGTCAATGTATGAACTGTGCGAATGCGAGTACGTCGACATTAAAGAAGTTCCGCTTCAGCTGGTAGAGTTCGACGGACAACTCGGAATCATTCCCGGTGTTACACTGATTTTCGATGAAGAATTTCTTCTGAAAAATGAAAACCCGGTGGCCAATGAGCTGGCAAGTGCTATTTATGGTTACGGCAGATTACATGACCAATGCTTGTGCGGTAACGTGCTTCTGTGCTACACAAACGAGGAAGGCGACTGTATGCCGTTTAGTGAGAGTGAAGCAAACGCCGTTGTAAAGTGTTTGGCAAGAATCAACGAACATATTGGAGATATGGAATTTAAGGTCCAAAAACCAATGATGAAATTTATGACTTTTTAGGAGGGATACATAATGTTGAAATACAAAGATTACTCAACCTTGGTCAACGAACAGCAAAAGGAATACGAAAGCTTTACCAAAGATAAAATGTTCTTTGCTTTTACTGAAGAACAGTTCAACGAAGGCATGAAAAGATTTGGGTTAGCTCCTAATGATACCGACAAGGTTTATCAAATCGGCTTCGGAGGATATATCCTTCGTGCCCAGGCTAAGGCTCATAATGATTTAGTAAAACGCCTGAACATCGAAAAGAAGGAGCACATGAAAGATTTCGACTTCTTGAAATCAGCCTTCCGTTACGAACTTGCTAACCATGAGTTTTGTATAACTTATGAGCTTGACGATACGCTAGATGCTCTGCTTTTGACTTATGAGCAAGTTAACTCTGACCCGGTTATAAAAAAAGCTTTACTTGAAGCCAAGAAAGAATATCTTAAGAATTGCGAAGATTGGATGTGATTGATGTGAGAACAAGACAACTTATAAAGTATGTGCTGATGCTGGAAACGCTCCCTCTTGCCGGAGATGAATTCCATGAACTCATGGAAAATACTAAACGCCGCGAAAAGAGAATCAATGTACTGCGTGAAAAGCTTCTGATGCCGAGAAGCTACTACCCCTACAAACAGCCATAAATAAAAGAAAGAACCAGCGTACACCGAAAGGTGTGCGCTGGAAAAAAGATTGGAGTGAAAGTCATGTGTAAAGTAGCAGATAAAAGTTACAAAGAGTTATGCGAAGCGTTGCTCGGAAAAGAAGCTTATAAGGTTTCTGAACTAACGGCACAGAAATTGTATCGACTGGAAGATACCGACGAGCTGAAAGCATATGGATTAGACAAACAGAAAGCAGAAGCGTTCCTGTGTGGTGTAGAGTTAGGCAAAAGAGCTTTCACCGAAACCAAAGCTGAGGAAAAAAAGATACTGCTGTGCTCCGCAAGACTTAGCTGAATATATGATGCCGAAGCTGCGGTATTTAAATCATGAAGAATTCTGGGTAATTGCAGCAGACAGCAAGAACAGAATAATTGAGGCAAGAGCTATACTGAAAGGAACGCTAACTAACTGTTATGTTCATCCTAGAGAGATTTTCAAGTATGCCATCATGAAAAATGCTGCCGCAATTTTTGTAGCACATAATCATCCTTCAGGTCTTGCAACACCTAGTGCTGACGATAAAAAGTTAACCAGGGATATTGTTAAAGCCGGGGCAATAATGGGAATACCTTGCTATGATCATATCATTATAGGTGACGGCAGTTATTACAGTTTCCAGGAAGATGAACAAATGTAAGGAGGAAAGAAAAATGAACGCTTATGAAATTATGTACGTTATGCGCCCGGAGCAGGAAATAGTCGAGGATGTTATCTTGAAGTTCAATAACTTAATCGCTTCTAATGGTGGCGTAGTTGAAAAGACAGAACGCTGGGGAGAAAGAAGGATGCCTTACGTGATTCAGGACTACGAGAACGGTATTTATGTCCTGGTTACGTTTCATGCAAGCAAGAGGTGTGTACTCGAGCTTCACAAAGCAATGGAGATTACCGAAGAAGTGCTCCGGCATATGATTATCAGAAAGGGGGTATGCTAATATGACACCTTTTGATAAATTCAAGGAAACTGCTGCGCTGGTTAATCTTTGGACAATAGAAGAAAAACCTAAAATTGAAAGATTTGGTTGTAGAAATTGCCAGTACGCTCATTCAACATTTGAGAGCTTCGACAGGTTTTTCACTGACCAATACGGAATTTGTAACTGCTTGCCAAACTGGTACACTCCGATAGCTCGCATTGATGAATGTCCTAAAAAGAATAATCCTAGAGCTGGCAAACTCAGTTCGATTTGCAAAGTTAACACGGAGGTGTGAAATGGCTAATATCTGTTTCAATGACATTACAATGGTTGGAGATAAAACAATACTGCAAAGGCTGCGAGATGATATTGAACGTTACCTAGATGAAAATGATGGCAGCATTTATAGATACGGTAATGAGCTTTACCCTGGCAGTAACTATGAAGGATGGTTCGACGATGTTGGAGAAGTAGCTAAAGCCAACGAAGAAGAATATTTCTTGCGGTTTACCGTAGACACCAAATGGACCCCGGCAATGGACTTTTTCGTAAGACTTGCAAAAGATAAAGGCTTAAAACTTTACTATGCTGCCGAAGAACCTGGCTGCGAGCTTTATCAAACGAATGATGTTAACGGTGAGTTCTACGATGAAAGATATGTCTTGTATTGCAGCTGGGGCGAAATAACCTATTATAGTTCAAAGGAAGATTTAGTTGACGGAATAGCGTTTATGTTCAAAAGACAAGGTTATAAGGTTTTCAACAAAGAAAGCGCAATGGAATGCAGCATAAAGGAACTTGAAAAAATCGGCAGAATATTCCTGGTAGACGGAACTAACACATGGTTTGACATAGGAGAATTTGAAATAGTTCCTACCGATGAGCAATAGAAAGGTAGTGGTTAACGTGAAAACATTGTATTTTGAAGGTGCTGGATGGGAAAAGGCAGAGCGCAGCATCAACACCATAGGCAACTGCCGTGTTAGAACAGCATTTCACCTCGATAACGGCAAGGGCGTTTATCTTGAAATTGTTTGCGGTGAAATGCTTGGCGAAAGAAAGAAACTTTATGGCGGCTTACAGTATGTAGGCTTCGTAGACTTCTTATTCTACATCACGGACGAAGAGCCGAACGATGACTGCAATAAGTATAAATTACCCGGTATGCGTAACACTCATTTTGCTTATGACTTCGATTCGATTCTTGATTTTGTGAATAGCCTGGGAGCGTCGTTTGATAAAATATGTGTGCTGCCAAACCTTGCCGGATACAGAGTACATTCAGATAATAGGGCAAAGCAATACAACTATGCTGATGAGTTTACGCTAGACTGGGAGGTTATAAAGAGAGCGAAAGAAATTCACGAATACTTTTACCAGCTGGAGCAATCAGAAGGCAAGAAGTTCCCTAACTTATCTCTGTACAATGACGAAGGCAACAAGACAAAGCTTTACTTGATCAGGCATTATAACGGCTATAATAAGAAATGGCTCATTGATGCGTCAAGCGATTCGTGGTTAAAAACGATGATTGAAGTATCTTAACAAAAAGCCTGCGGGAAATCTCGCAGGCAATATTTTTATAAAAGATTATATTGATTACATAAAGAGAACGCTGTATAATGATAAGAGATATAATAATTAAGGTGGTGCTACTATGTCAATAGAAAACAAAATCAAGGTATTAATCGCTTCAACAGGAAAAAACCAGGCTACATTAGCTAGGGAAATGGGCATTACGCCAATGTCCCTGAACTACAAGGTTAAAAAATGCAAATCACTTAAGCTTCTGCTGGAGCTTGCAACTGCCTGTGACTTTGAGGTAGTTCTGCGCAAGCGTGACGGCAGTATTGAGTATGAGGTAACTAGAGAAGATTTAGAAGAAAACTAACATTTCATAAAGAAAACTCTTTACAAAAGCAGAGAAATACAGTATAATATAATTGTAGGGAAGATAGAAAGCCTACAAGAAAGGAAGTCGGTTATAATGCTGGAAAAGAAAATTGCTGCTTTAAAAAATATGAGTAAAGAGGAATTAGTTGGTGAGTTTGAAAAAATTGTGCTGTATAATACGCAGCACCTGGAAGCTTGCTTGGGTAAATCTGGTCAGTATGAAGAAGCAATTAAGGCGGAAATTCTCAGCCGCATGAATTAAGGAGGGAGGAAATCATGAAGATAGGTCAAGTCGAGTTCACCTGGCGTGCACATCGTCAGGCGTGTGTTGTAAAAATCGGCGGTGAACAAAGAGTTTTCCGCTTCAATAAGAAAACGACTCGTAAGGAGCTGTTTGCGAAAATTCGCTCCTTAATTGCAGAAGCAGCTGGTACCCAAAAGGTTTGCCAGCATTGCGGTAAGCATTACTTCGGTGTAAACTCGCACAACTTCCTGTGCGGTGACTGTGCTCAGAAAGCTGCTGACATCCATCGTGAAGGTGTTGGCAATATTAAAGAGTTTTCCTTCATTGAAGCTTTACAGTACATTCCTGAGGGCGTTAATCCAATCGAATATGAGCGTAAAATCGACGCAGAAATTCGCGCGGAACGTCAAGCGTTGGTAGACTTGTGGAAACAAGATGACCAAGCGTGGAATTTGTACTGCTACGGAAAGAGGGCGAGCAAATGAAGTACGAAGTAACTTTTTCATGCGGTCACACCGGAACGGTACAGCTGTACGGCAAAGGTGATGAGCGTGAACGTAAGATTCGTTATTTCGAAGAATATGGCGTATGCTCCGAGTGTTACAAAGAGCGCCGTGCTATAGAAGCAGAAATTGGCTGCAAACATGTAACAATGTTCTACAGGACATATAAAACTGATTATAGTTTCTGCGACGTTTTAAACGATTCTTACGATAAGCAGGAAAAAACTATTACGGTGTTAGTTCCGGAAGCGTTGGCAGATTTTATAGATGCTAAAAATGAGGGCGGTGCTACACTGTTTAATGTAGCTATTAAGATTGCTACCAATAACAAAAACAAGGAAGGAAAGCATTACGCAGAGTGCTATGAGATAGTCAAAGCCTATATCAAGGAACACGCAGACTTTGCCAAAGAATTACAGGCGTATATGCAACAACAATATAGATAAGCAAACCGAAAGGGCGTGATCATTTGAAGCCGGAAGATATTATCAAGTCTTACAATGCCGAAGGCAGCATTAAAAAAGTAGCTGCACTGTTTCGCGTTTCAGAGCAGAAAGTCAGAAAGGTTCTCATTGATGCCGGAGCATATGAAAGTGATATGTCCATACAGGTCAATGATTTGCATGAGCAAGGTTACAGCGTAGAGAACATAGACGAAAAGTTGCGTGTAAGCAAGAGCACTGTTTCAGCATATCTGCCATACACCAAAGGCGTGTATCTTGGCGAAAATCCTTCCAGCAATGCTCTTAAAATAAGAAAGTGCAGAGCTAAAAATGGATAAACCTTTACATGATTTGCTAAATGAGTATATAGCAGCTTATAGCAAAGGTGAAGATAACCTAAGAGCGTTTTGGGAGTATGTTATAAGCATAGGAGCTTATGAACAGATGCGCCAGCTTGCTGTATACCAGGATGTTATTTTTAGCTACAAGAAAGACCAAACAAAGCCTGCCTGTAATGGCTACTGTGAAAAAGCCTACACAGCCGAAGATGCAGAGTTTGCCAGGATACAAATAGAGCACCTTTTAAAATCATGTCAGTAAGGTGTCATTTACAAGGCAATTAAAGGAATGATATAATTAAGATGCAACAGTTAGATGATAAACCATTCTCCTAAAAATATGTTGTGTACTCAAAAAGCCGCCTACAAATGTAGACGGCTTTTTAGGTGTATAAAATATAACTGATGTTTTATAAAGAAAATTCTTTACAAAAATAGCGAAATGTAGTATAATATAAATGTAAGGGAGATAAGAAAACCTACAAAATAAAGAGTGAAGGAAGTCGGTTAACATGAAAAATATTTTTGAAGAAGCTTATCAAAAGGAACTCCAAGCAATAGCTGCGTTTGATGCAGCAAAAAATGACGAAGAAAAAGAAAAAGCCAGAGAGCTTCATAATGAAACCTTTGGACAGATAGGTAGCCTTGGAGATTTTGCTGTTCACATTTGGCGCGAATATGAAAACTCTAGAGAACATGGCAACCTCAACCTTGACCTTTCCGAAATTGTTTGGGACCATCAAGTACCTGAAATAGTGGCTTGCATGAAAGCGAACGGAATTAAAAGATTCACTTTTTCGGGTACCTACACAGAAGCAATTAGAACTGCTTGGCTGTTTCAGCAAGAAGGTTGCGTTCTTGAAGGATTTGTTGAAATCAACAGCAGATATACCGATGCTTATGGAGATAGTTTAAAAGTTCCTGCGTTACAGTTTAGAGTAAAATAAAAGCAAGGCGGTACAAAAAAGTACCGTCTTTTTATAATTATTTTTGAAAAAACACTTTACAAATAAACAAAAACGTAGTATAATATAAGTATAGAAAGGAGGTACAAAACGTGGATCAGAATTTAAAAGATGCTGCCGAAACGGTTTCACTTATATTAAGTTCCGTATTAACGGCTCTCCAAATACAGGAGAAGTTAAAGAAAAAGCAGCAAAAAAAGAAGCCCCCTGTAAATCGCAAGTCCAGAAAGCGTAAATAAAGAGGGCAGCAGGTAGGACGAGCAATCGTCCACCTGCCTATATTCTACCACGTTTTAACAAAAATGAAAATACTAATTTGGTTGTTCACTATTGGCATTGTAGTCGAAGCAGTAAGAAATTTTCCTCAAATGAGCCTGCATGAATGGGTATTGTGGGCGCATGGCTTAGCTAGTGGAATTGTAATGTTGTATTGGTGGATAAGTAGGAGTTAACATGGAAAGTAAAAAATGGGGCGGTGTTCGTGAGGGAGCAGGCAGACCGAAAGGAAAGACTGCTGCTGGCGAACGCAAGGGACGCAATATTAGAGCGTTCGATGATGAATGGGAGCTTATAAAGCAATTCGCAAAAATCGTCAAAACTGACCGTCAGCGAGCGGAAGAGTTGCTAAAATTATTATAGTTTTATTGGACAGTGTAAAAAAGCACTGTCCTTTTTTATTGTTAAAAAATGGAGGTACATCATGGATTTAAGAAGCAAAATTACATTAATGGCGTTGGCAGACATTACACCGTATGAGAACAATCCGAGAAACAACGAAGAAGCTGTTGAGAAGGTTGCTAACTCTATTAAGGAGTTTGGCTTTAATCAGCCTATCGTGGTGGATAAAGATAATGTTATTATTGTTGGTCATACACGTTATCTTGCTGCTCAGGAGTTAGGTTTAGCTGAAGCTCCGGTAATTGTTGCCGGAAACTTATCAGATGAGCAAGCAAGAGCTTATCGCCTGGCAGATAATAAAACTGGGGAACTTGCTGGGTGGGATTTTGAAAAGTTAGCGTTAGAGCTGCAGCAAATCGAGGATATTGATATGGGCGATTTTGGATTTGAATCGCATGATTTAGGCGGCGAAATAGGAGATTTTTTTGAAAATGCTTCTGCATCTAATAGTAACGAGCATAAGCCTAAAACTATTACTTGCCCACATTGCGGCGAAGAATTTGAAATATGAAACTGTATTTAGCTGGCGGTATGAGCTACCGTGAGTTGCTATTTGGGGGGGCAATAATGGATTTATATCTTGCAATAGGCGGTGGACAATGGAATAAATATGTTGCTCCTACGTTAAAAGAAATGGGAGGGGTAAAACGTAATGAAAATCTTTCTGGCAGCAGCCGGGGGCGGATGGAACTGGTTCCAAAGAGCATTTTGGCCAGATCAAGAGAACATAAAAGCAAAGGAGAGCATCCTTAACATGAAAATTCATCTTGCGGGAATAGAAAGCAGGGTTGAAGAACTTTCCGAACAATCAAAAGTTCTTCGACCGTATATCCTTGAATCTTTCCTTATGACAACGCCGAGATCAGTAGAATACTTGCCGCTGTATAGTGATTATATGCTCGATTCTGGAGCATTCAGCATGTTGATGGGCAATGCGAAAAAAGTTGATTTAAAAACTTATGTAGATTCTTATATTGCGTATATCCAAAAATACAATGTGCAGAAATTTTTTGAGCTTGACATTGACCCTATTGCAGGCTACGAAGAAGTTTTGAAAATCAGAAAATACATTGCTGAAAAAGTTGGAAGGTCACCGATTCCTGTATGGCATAAAAGCCGTGGCATGAAAGATTTTATTGAAATGTGCAAGCGGTATAAGTATGTTGCAATAGGCGGTTATGTTAGCGGCGAATTTACAAAAGGTGAAGTTGAAAAATTTCCTTTGCTTATCAAAGAAGCACACTCTCATGGAGCTAAAATTCACGGTTTGGGTTTCACTCAATTAAAATATTTGCCGCGCTTTCATTTTGACAGTGTAGATTCTACTGCGTGGGTATCTGGCAATAGATTCGGCGCAGTATATAAGTTTGATGGAAAAACGATGGTTAAATATAATAAGCCTGCAGGCATGCGAGTGAGAAATAAAGAAGTAGCTATTAATAATTTTGTAGAATGGGTAAAATTTCAGGAGTATGCAAAAACTCATTTTTGAAAAGAGGTAATAAAAATGAAAAAAGCAGTTGTTTTATTAAGTGGTGGTGTAGATAGCACTACTTGTTTAGCTGTTGCAGTCAAAAAATATGGTGCAGAAAAAGTTTTGGCTTTATCTGCTTTTTATGGACAAAGGCACAAAAGAGAAATTGAAAGCGCAAGAAAAGTCGCTGCTTTTTATGGTGTAGAGCATAAAGAAACTGATTTGTCACTGGCGTTCTCTATGAGCGATTGCCCATTGCTGGCTAAAAGCAAGCATGATATTAAACATGAATCCTATGCAGAACAACTTAAAGAGCTTGGCGGTGAAGGTACTGTTGATACTTATGTACCATTCAGAAACGGTTTATTACTTTCTTATGCGGCGGCTGTTGCTGTAAGCGTAGAAGCAGAAACTATTTATTATGGCGCTCATGCTGACGATGCAGCAGGGAGAGCTTATCCAGATTGTACGCCCGAATTCGCTGACTATATGAATAAGGCAATTTTCGAGGGCAGTGGACGAACCACACATCTTGAAGCACCGCTTATCAATCTAAATAAAGCAGGCGTTGTTAAGCTTGGATTAGAGCTTAACGCACCATATCAGTTTACATGGAGCTGCTACGAGGGCGGAGAAAAGCCTTGCGGAACTTGCGGAACGTGTATTGACCGTGCGATGGCATTTGAAGCTAACGGCGTGAAAGACCCTGCGTTGGAGGATTAATATGTATACAGTAACAAAACGATTAGAAATTTCGGCAGCACACCAACTTTCTTTAAATTATGAAAGCAAGTGTAAAAATTTACATGGCCATAATTGGATTATCTACGTAACATGCCAAAGCGAAACCTTAGACGCTAACGGCATGGTAGTAGATTTCAAGCATATTAAAAACCTTGTTTCTGATATGCTTGACCATCAATATTTAAACGACGTTTTACAATGCAATCCGACAGCAGAAAACATTGCTCGTTGGATTTGCGAAAAAGTTCCGCATTGCGTTAAGGTGTCGGTACAGGAAAGCGAAGGGAATGTTGCTGTGTATGAAATATAATGTGGTGGAAATATTTAAAAGTATCGAAGGAGAAGGAAAGCGAACTGGCTATCCTTCTGTATTTGTTCGTTTGGCTGGCTGCAACCTGCGTTGTAGTTATTGCGATACAATCTATGCTCAACGATTCGCAGATGCTGCCAGCAGTTTTAATGAGCAGGAGCTTATGGATGAGATAAGCGAGTATAACTGCAAGCGTGTAACGATTACCGGCGGCGAACCGCTCCTACACGACTTACAGCCACTCATTGAGCTGCTACACAAAGGCAAATATGAGGTAAATATCGAAACAAATGGTGCTGTACCGCTTTACAAAAAAAGGTTAAGCGGTATTTTTTATACCATTGATTACAAGTGCGGCACGTCTGGCGAATCTAATAAAATGCTAATGGATAATTACAAGCACCTTAACGCAAAGGACGTTATAAAATTTGTAGTTGGCAGCAAAGAAGATTTTAACGACGTAGACCAGGTGCTTGACTATTGCAAAAAAATCAAATGCCAGGCAAAAGTTTACATCTCGCCAGTGTGGGGCGCAATCGAACCTGCGGAGCTTGTAGAGTACGCAAAAAATTCGCCGTATAACATCTGCGTACAAGTGCAGCTTCATAAAATTATTTGGGATAAAGATAAAAGGGGCGTATAACATGGACGCTAAAAAGCTAGAACAAGCCGCAAGGCTTATTATTGAGGGCATCGGCGAAAACCCGAACCGAGAGGGACTTCTTGAAACTCCTAAACGGTTCGCAAAAATGCTAATGGAGCAATTAGAGTACGCAAGTGTCAGCAACGATGAAATCGCAAAGAAATTCAACAAGTGCTTTTCCTGTGATAACAATGATATGGTGGTGTTAAAAGGCATTAACTGCTTTTCTTATTGTGAGCACCATATCGCACTCATGTATAACATGACTGTTGATGTAGGCTATATCCCTAACGGTAAAGTTATCGGCATTAGCAAGATTGCACGTATTGCTGACGCAGTAACAAAACGTCTGCAAATTCAAGAGCGTATCGGCAAGGAAATTCGCGACATTCTTACAAAAATTTTAGGGACAGAGGACGTTATTGTAGTTATTCAAGGCGAACACTCTTGTATGACTGCTAGAGGAATCAAAAAGCCAGGAGTAAAAACAAAGACTGCTTCTTGTGGTGGACAATTCTTGGTAAACGCCGAACTGCGAAAAGAATTTTACCTTGTAGACAATAAATAAAATCTAAAGAAAGGACAGGTGTTTTAATGTGCCAGCACGAGGAAATGTTAGCAATTTAAGGCCTGTCCGAAGCAAGGATGAAGCAAGGAAAAGAGGAACTGTTGGCGGCAAAAAATCCGGTGAAATAAGACGGGCGAAAAAAAACTTACAGCAGATAGCAAAAACGATACTTGAATCACAGGTACACGACGATAAAGCAAAAAGCTTTTTACACGCTTTCGGCTTAGACGAGCAAGATCAAAACTATCAAGCCTTAATGATAGCGAAGTTACTTAACAAAGCTTTAAAAGAAAGTGATGTTAATGCAATTCGCACTCTTGCTACATTGGCAGGAGCTGACGGAGGTATATTGTCGCTGGCGGAAGATGCAAGCGTTGAAACAATAGACGCTTACCAATCTATCTACATTCCGAATAATGGCAGAGATACATTTGAGCCGCTGTATTTAACCCCGCAACCGGGACCGCAAACAGCTTTCATGTGTTCTTCTGCTGATATAGTAATTTATGGTGGAGCGGCTGGCGGTGGAAAAACCTTTGCACTTCTCCTGGAAGGGCTAAGACACAAAGATATAGCAGGATTTAGCGGCGTTGTGTTCCGAAAAAATTATACTCAAATCACAGCTTCAGGCGGTTTGTGGGAGGCTGCTAACAAAATATATGGGCAAGTGCAAGGCGCAAAACCCAAGAAAACTCCAAAACTACATTGGTTTTTTAGTCCTAGCGGAGCAAGAATTCATTTTGCGCATTTGGAGCGTGACGAAGATTTGCAAGGCTGGCAAGGCTCAGAAATCTGTTATCTAGCATTTGACGAGCTGACGCATTTTAGCCGACACCAATTTTTGTATATGCTTTCTCGTAACCGTTCAACGTGCGGTATTCGTCCTTATGTAAGGGCGACGTGTAACCCGGACAGCGATAGTTGGGTAGCTGATTTTATTTCCTGGTGGATTAATCAAGAAACAGGTTATCCAATCTATGAGCGCAGCGGTGTTGTACGATATATGTGCGTATTAAATGACACTATTTATTGGGGAAGCAATCCGCATGAACTCGCAAAGGAACACGGCGTAAATGTTGAAGAATGCAAGTCGGTTACGTTTATAGCATCAAAGTTGACGGACAACAAAGTTTTAATGGCTAAAGACCCTTCGTATATGGCTAACCTTAAAGCTTTGGCAGAGATTGACAAAGAACGTCTTTTATATGGCAACTGGAAAATCCGTCCTGCTGCTGGTATGTACTTTAAAACAGAAAACTTCACCTTTGTTGATGCTGTACCGAAAAATATCGTTGCTTATGCACGTTCCTGGGACTTGGCAGCAACAGAGCCTACGCCGCTTAACCCAGACCCTGATGCAACAGCGGGCGTGTTAATGGGACTGCTTGACGATGGCAGAGTAATTGTTCTTGATGTAAAGCGCAAGCAGATAAAGGCAAATGACGCTAGGAATCTTCTGCGCAACATGGCAGCAATAGACCAGGGTAAATATAATTTTGTACAAATTACCATACCGCAAGACCCAGGACAGGCAGGCAAGGCGCAAGCTCAAAGTCTTGTATCAATGCTTGCAGGTTACTCGGTGGAGATTGTATCGCCGACAGGCAGCAAAGAGGTTCGTGCTACTCCGTTTGCTTCACAGGTGCAGGCAGGAAACGTCCTTATCCTTAAAGGTGAATGGAATGATATGTATCTGTCAGAACTTGAATCGTTCCCGGAAAGCAAGCATGATGATATGGTGGATGCGTCAAGTGATGCGTTTAACAAGCTAATGCACGCTACGAACTGGGGCGGCTTAACAACATAAGGAGAACAATATGGCAAGAAAAAGAGACACTATACGAGCAGACAGCGGATTTAAAGATGCGTTTATTGCTCGTAAGTTGAGTAACTATGAAACGCTAATGAACGAGCGCAAATTAAGCGACCAGCAATTAGCGTTAATGTATCGCAATTTGATTGTAAGACGCATCGTTACGCTTGTTGTTGACGATGCGATAAAGAACTTTATCGAAATTGAGGGTGACCAAGATGAATGTATTGTACAGGAGCTTGAAGCACTCTTTATTCCTGAAAAGCTTACAGAAGCATTATATTGGGACAGGCTGTTTGGTATGTCCTGCGCACTTATCCTTGCTGACGATGGACAAGAGCTTGACCAGCCTATAAACCTAAAAAGGTTACGTCGTGTAAGCGGTATCGAAGTTTTTGACAAACGCAGTGTTATGGAAGATACTGCGTCATTGTATTACGACACAGACGTGCGAGATGTTAATTTTGGTAAATCTGAATACTACACGATAACGCCGCCGAACGGTGAATTGTTTAAGGTTCACCGCAGCAGGCTTTTAATTTTTGACGGCGAAACACTTCCGAAGCTTGAACGCATCGCCAACAATGGAGCTGGCTTGTCATGCTTAGACGGTATTCCTGCTGCTATTAATCGTGTAAAAACGTCGATGGACAAAACGATTGACATTATGGATAAAGTCAGTACGAGTCTTTTAAAGCTGCAAGGATTAAGCAACGTCTTACAGACGGAAGAAGGTACGAAAGCTGTTATTAAGCGGTTAGACTTAATAGACTACTCTCGTCGCTTAAATGGCAGTGTAGCGATTGACAAGGATGATGAGTACGCCGTGTTTAACATTCTTTTAGGTGGCTTAACTGATATTATTCAAGAGATGGAGCAGTATGTTTGCGCTGTAACTGGTTATCCATTTACAAAGCTTTTTGGCCGCTCTCCTGCCGGTATGAACGCAACAGGGCAAAGTGATATGCAGATTTACTATGACAAGGTAAGAAGCTATCAGAAGCGCAAGTTGCGTCCTGCATTAGAATACCTTGTAAAGCTTATTCAGCTTTCGAGTGAAGGACCGACGCAAGGCAAAGAGCTTGACAAGTGGAGCATTAAATTTAAGGCATTGCAACAGTTAAACGATTTAGAGCAAGCCAACGTTGACAAAACACAGGCAGAAGTAAGAACTGCCGTTGTCAAACTCGTGCTTGATTTAATCGACAATCAACTGCTTGACGCTACGCATGGCAGGAAGTATCTTGCCGAACGTGGCGATATTCCAGTATCAGAAACGGAGCTGGATTTAGATGATGAAACAGAAGAAAACAATCCGTTACCTCAAGCCTAAAAAACGCCCGAAGTATCCTAAAAATTTTGAGCGTGACTATTATCGTGTTCTAAGAGCCGTTGTAAGACGCTTAAAGAGTGCCACGAATAACAATATACCTATGCTGTCATATTCGTTGCGTAGCGACGACGAGAACACCATCACAGACGATGTTATACAGGCGATACTCGATGAACTTTTGCAAATGATGACACTTGAAGAAGCCTTACAAGAGTTAGAGATGATTCTTGCAGGTGTATCTAGTGTTGTGGATGCTAACATTATCAGTGCCTTTGCCGAAACTGTTAGTGTCGATGTATTTTTGCAAGAGCCTACGTTGATGAGAAGCGTAAAGGCTGAGTGGTTAGCACAGCAAAAACGCTATACGAAGGGACTTGTAAATGACTATCTGGAGAAGCTTCAAAATGTTTTGAGCAGAGCCGTACAGCGAGGAACGCCGATGGCAGAGGTCGAAGATGAAATACAGCATTTGTTTGGCGTAACAGACAATGCAGCAAAGTTTATTGCTAGAAATGGTGTTAGCGATTTAAACGGCATCTTGACGAAGCGCAGACAAATGGACTGTGGTATAAGCGTGTATCAATGGTCATCCTCTCACGATAACCGTGTAAGAAAATCTCATGCTGAAATGGATGGAAAATACTTTTACTGGAACAGCGATAAGATTGGCGAAATCAACGGTGTTAAGGTTTATCCGTCACCGAAGTATCACCCAGGCATGGACGTAAACTGTCGCTGTGTAGCGATACCCATTATTGACCTTGCCGCATGGAATATGACAGAAGCTATTCCGAATGGGCAGATAAAGCCAAACAAAAACAAAGAGTTAAGTTAAATTGCACCTGTGAATTTCATGGGTGCTTTTTATATACCCAAAAACAAGGAGGTGAATTTTTTGGGAAGTGTACAACGTTATGAACGTCTTGATTCATGGATGTTTGTCAACGGAGCAGTAACCGACACTGACGGCTTCTTGCGTGATTCTCCAATTGTGGCACGTACTGGCATTTACATCTACCAACAGCCAGACGGGACTATTAGACGAGAGTACAGACCGCCAGATGAAGTGTTTAACGAAGATAGCGAAGCAAGCTTTATCGGCAAGCCTATTGTAGTGGGACATCCTGCCAGCGGCATTGTTAATAGCGATACTGCAAAGGATTTAGCCATTGGTACAATCTTGTCTTGTGGCTATCGCAAAGACGAAACGAACATTGCCTGCGATATTGTCATTCATAACCCTAAAGCCATCGGTGATAAACGTGGCTTGTCTTTAGGTTATAGAGTCGATATTGAGGAAACATCGGGCACTACTCCAGACGGACAGCAATATGACGCTATTCAAAGAAACATCCGTATTAATCATCTAGCTGTCGTAGATAGGGCAAGAGCAGGTGCGAAGGCACGGCTTAACCTTGACGGTGATGAAATTATTGACATTGAAGGAGAACAGACGCAAATGAAAATTAAAATTGATTCCGTTGATTATGAAGTTAACGAGAAAATCGCCAACTTCATCAGCTCCCTGCAGAGCAAGGAAGAAAACGCTCGTGTAAAGCTTGATACTGCTAACACTGAGCTGGCATCTGTAAAAGAGCTGAACAAAACTTTGAAAGCAGACGCTGATACCAACAAAGCTAACCTTGACGCTATGACCGCAGAACGTGACGGCTTAAAAGCTAAATGTGATGCTGCCGACGCTGAAAAGGAAAAGGCTGTTAAAGAAGCTGTTGAAGCTGTAAAGGCTGATATGCAGGAATACGCAGATTTGGTGGAAACCGCTAAAATTGCAAAGATGGAAAAAACTGACGGCTTGACTAATGCTGAGTTAAAGGCTGGCATTATTAAAGCTGCTTTCGGTGAGTCCTTTAAGCTGGACGGCATGACTGATGCTTACATCAACGGTGCTTATACCGCCGCAAAGGAAATGCTGCATAACGATAGCTTTAAACAGCAGGTTATTAAAACCAAAGGTAACGGTGGTGACGGTGATGTTAAGAACGACTCTGCCGCAACCGCTCGTGAGCGCATGATTGCTCGTATGCGTGGCGAAGAATAAAGGAAGAGGTGAATTACAATGGCAATTACTAATTATGCTTTAAACATGGACAAGGCTTTTGCAGGTATGCTTTATGACCTGTCCACTCATACTGTTGATTCTTTTGCTGTCGAAGATGCTGACGGCATCGGCACTGCTGCTGCTGTTATTCGTGGCACTGACCCCGAACAGCAGGTAAAAGCCGCTTCTGCTACTGGTGACGGTGCAAAAGTTATCGGCGTTACTCTGCATACTCATATCGAGCCGCCCGAAGATGGCAAGAAGTATTATCCGCAACACTACACCGTTCCTGTTGTAACTCGTGGCAGACTGTGGGTACAGACTGGCGGTGCTGTTAACGCAGGTGACGAAGCTCATCTGAAACTTGCTGACGGTACTTTCGTTAAAGACGCTGTGGCTACTGGCATTGAAGCTCTGGGCTGTGGTGCTAAATTTATTACTTCCTGCGACAAGGCAGGTTTGGCCGTCATTGAAATCGGCTGATTTTAAAAAAGAAGAGGTGAACGAATAATGACTCAAATGCATTACGATGAATTAGACCTTGCTGTAATCGAGCGTTGCGACGGCTTGCGCAAAGACGCAGGCGATACCATTTTTGTTGCAAAGGAGCTTGAAGCTGTAAAGGCAAAGACCTATGACCAAAAATTTGCGAATCTGAATGCGCTGAAGCTGTTTGATATGTCATCTGAGGTTGACCCAGGTGCAGACACTATCAGCTATCAGTCTCTCGGTGCTGTTGGTATGGCAAAAACCATTGCCAACTATGCGACTGACTTTGCTCGTGTAGACGTTATGGCGGAAGAGCATATTGCTAAGGTTATCGCTGGCGGTGCTGCTTATGGCTATTCCATTCAAGACCTGCGTCGTGCTGCTATGGCAAGAAAGCCGCTGGCTAATCGCAAAGCTATTGCTGCTCGTCGTAAGATTGATGAGTATATCAACAACATTGCATTCCATGGCGATGCTAAACATGGTGTAGTAGGTCTGTTGGATAATCCTAACATTGGTAACTACACTGTTGCTGCCGATGGTACTGGTGGTGCTGGTTCTTCTACTAAATTTAAAGACAAAACCGCTGTACAAATTCTGCGTGACATGAACGGCATTATCAATTCTGTTAGCAAACAGACTAATGACGTAGAAAATCCTAATACCTTGGTACTGCCGCCGGATCAATACAACTACATTGCTTCCACACCTTATTCTGATGTAGTCGCAGATTCTATTCTGTCTGTGTTTAAACGCAATAACCCGGATGTAACTGTATTGAAAGCCAATGAGCTGGCTGGCGCAGGTGTAGGCGGTGCTGACATGATGCTTACATATGTTAAAGACGCAGACCATCAGACCTTGGAAATTCCGCTGCCGTTCACTCAGCACACTATTCAGCAAAAAGGCTTGGAATTTGAAGTTCCTTGCGAATGTCGTACAGCTGGCGTGCTGATTTACTATCCGCTGTCCATGAACAAGGCTTCTGGCATCTAATCAAAATTTATCTTGCCCTTTCGTTATGAGAGGGCATTTTCTTTTTAGGAGGAACACGAATGAAAGTTAAAAATATCTCTCGAGCTGTAATTAATATCGACGGTAAATTTATTCTGCCGAACCAGTGCGGCGTTGTAGGTGACGAATGGGGCAAGAATCCCATTGTTAAAGCCTACGTCAAAGAAAAGATGATTACCATCGAAAAAGAAAAAGGTGCTGCTAAAGAGGTAAGCGTTGATGATATGGTTGTAGACATTGCGAAGCTGTCTAAGGAATCCAGTAAAAGTGCGTTGAATGCTTTTGCTAAAAAATATGGTATCAATGTAGAGGGCGCAGAAACCACAGAAGATATTTACTCCGTAATCTTTGCTTTTGTTAACATGGCAAAAAAAGATGTTAACGGAAACTAAAGATAAGATAAAGCAAGCATTTTCTGTTATCTGCCCCGAACTTACATTGACCGACGAAGAATTTGACGTTTATTATAACCTTGTTTCCCCGATGCTGTCAGAAAGCGTTTTTGGCAAGATTTATGTGACAGCGTTTGTCTATCTAATGGCACATCACGTTGTCCTGCGTCAGCTTATTTCGCAGGGCGGCAAAAGCGGTGCTGTTGATGTTGCGTCGCAGGTTACGTCGGAAAAGGAAGGTGACTTGCAACGTTCCTTTGGCAGTAAAGCAGATTTTGATATGCTCGACAAGACGTATTACGGCGTTGAGTATAAACGCTTATGCGCTATGTGTATCGTGCCTGTGGTTACGAGACTGGACGGTGTAGTATGAGCAGAGTAGAGGATATTGACAAAGGCTATAAACGCATTGTAAAAACGCTCTATACAGAGCTTGATGATGTTGTAATTAAGGTTGGCGTACAAGCTAAAGAGAAGGCCGCGAGACGTGGTAAAAATGGTAGCATACGTACTACTGACCAACCATTAGCGGTGATTGCTGCTATACATGAATTTGGTTTAGGTAATATGCCGCAACGTTCATTCTTGCGTTCTGCTTACGATGAGAATAAGCCGACTATTGACAAGATGGTTGATAATATCGCTACTGGCGCGATAAAAGGTATGAGTGTAGGCACTGCGCTTAATCAGTTGGGCAACGAAGTACAAGGTATGGTGCAAAACAAGATTGTCGACGGACCTTTTGTTCCGAACTCTCCTGCTACATACAAGCGTAAAGAAAAATATGGTTCAAACGGACAAAAACCTAGACCATTGATTGATACAGGTCATTTGCATCAATCAATTCGCTACGTTATCGAGAAAGGCGGTAGTGACGATGAG